GGACCGTGGACATCTCGCGCTCTCTCCTCTACCGCCGTTTGGCTTTCTGTCGTGCTTCCTCTGCCTCAGCGTTCTCTAGCTGAATGAGGGCGTACCACTCTTGGAACTCGTACTCGCTGAGCGGCAGGTGAGCGTCCGTCCCAACCTCGAGCTCCTCTACTGTCCGGCCGATACGGCTGGCGATGACGAAGAGGAGTCGGCGTCGCCCGTCGAGGGCGAGCCTTTTCCCGGGCCACCGTCGAGACCCATGACGCGGTTGATGGCCTGCATCAGCTTGTTCACGTCGCCGATCGGGAGACCGTTGATCTCCTCATCCGTGAAGCCGTCGACCACCGGCTCGGTGAACCGCTCATCCTGGAGCGACTGCTGTTCCCCGGTGCGCGGATCCCGGTAGGCGACGATCTCGCCCGTGCCGAAGACGGGCTCGAGGGTCTCCGGGTCGAAGCACATCGACCGCATCATGATCGGGTTGCGCGACGCCATGCTCGCCGGCGCGGCCTCCTCCTCGGGGTCGCCCTCGGTGGCGCGGACCCGAGCCTGCATCGCCTCGGCCGCGAGGACGTCCATGCCCTTCACGAGCACCACGTCGCCGTCGCCGAGATCCACGAGCTCACGGATCGGCTTGCGCTTCCGCAGGCGGTCCTGCAGTCGACCGCGCGCGGCCGCGGGGACCGCCGAGACGACCGCCTCGGAGACCGTCGCCGGGAGGCCGAACGCGGCGCCCGTCGCCGCGGCCTCCGGCTGGCGGAGAGCCGACGGGTCGACCTGACCGACGGCCGGCTGGTTGCTGAGATCTGACATTGGGTTTCCCTCTTCCTGGTAGGGGGTTGGAGCGCGGGCCAGGGGGAGGCCCGCGCCGATGGCGTGCTACGCGAACACGCCGTCGCTCGAGGGGCCGGTCCGCTGGAACTCGATGGACGCCGACACGATGTCGCCGACCGGGGCCGACCAGTTGTACGCGGTGAGGAGGCACTCGCGCTGAGTCATGGGCTTGCCCGTGCCGTTGCCGGCCGGGCCGATGACGACGGTCACCGACGCGAGCGTGCCGTTGTTGAGCGCGGTGATGAGCGCGTTCATGTGGGTGTGGAGCGCGACGTCGAAGTTGCCCGAGATCGAGACGGTCTCGTCGTTCAGACCCAGCACGTAGGTCTTCGCGCCCTGCGCCGCACCGAACGCCGTCGACTCCGCGGTGTCGAAGCTCTTGTCGGAGCTCGCTTCCTTGAGGTACGTGGCGAGCGGGATGAGCGTCCCGGTCGCGTCATCGAACGAGACGTAGGTGTTCTTTCCGTGAATGGCGACCATGATCATGCCTTCCTTGCGATTGCTACTCGGAGCGTTGCTGTGCCGGTGGTCCCGGCCAGGGTGACGACGACGCGGACGAACGAGTCCAGGCCGGTCGTCGGGAGGTCGTGGATGACCGCGCCCACGCCGCCCGCGGCGAACTGATGGGTGTCGTAGTCGACCCACGTGGTGCCGTTCACCGACTCCTGCACCTTGACCGTGACGAGGCCGTTGCGGCTGTTCTGCACGCAGTGGTAGAAGATCCGGGAGCCGGCCGACGCCGCGCCGAGCGGAACCGATGCGCCGTTGACCGCGCCGGTCGTGGCGTAGGGGTCCTTCGTGGTCAGCACGTAGCCGACGTCCACCGGACCGTCAGCCTGGAGATCTCCCGACGCGGACACGACGTCGGCGACCGGCGCCGAGATGTTGATCGAGGTCTCCAGCACCTTGCCCATCTCGGCGATGCGGCCCGCGTGGAAGCCGCCCGCGATCGCGACGATGAAGGGGACGCCGGCGTCGAGGAGCGCGATGCCGCCGAAGCGTGAGCGGAAGTTGTCGATCTGACCCTGCTCGCGACCCGACCAGGCGAACGTGGTGTCGTTGTGACCGGGCACGTACTCCTTCGCACCCTCGGGGGAGTCGAAGCCGGTCGACTCGGCGACGTCGATCGTGTGGTCACCGGAGACCTCATGGCACCACCGGGTGATGTCGTAGCCGTCGATGACGATCCCGGTGTTCTTACCGTGCAGGGGCATCAGGCTCCCTCCGCCTCTGTGACGGCCGCGGCATCCGCGGGGGTCCTCTGGGTCCTGGTCGAGCCCTTGCGCGCCGGAGCGGGCGGCTCAGCCTCGTCTGCAGGCTCTTCCGCGGCGGGTTCGATCGGGACGATCACGCCCTTCGCGTAGAGCTCCGCGGCGACGTCCGCGGGGAGCGCGTCGTCGGCGAGCTCGGCACCGGCCTCCACCCGCACGTCAGCGGGTCCGTAGTTGAACCCGCGCGTCACCTTGAGCATGGTGCTCCTCTCCACGCTGGAGAGGCTACGAGCCGTCTACCCCCTGCGACGTCGGCGACACGCCGACCTCCTGCTCACAGTCCAGGCAGAACGCCGGGTAGCTCGGCGCGCGGTTGAGGTGCGGGCACTGACCGCCCGAGGGATCCGCGACCAGCGCGGTGCCCTCGGGCCAGTGCCGGGCGATGAACATGCGCGCTGTCGCGATCGACGCCATCGCCGAGTCGAGCACCAGGAGCACCTCGTCCTTCGTCAGGACGTCGCGCGGGTCGGGCTCCTGGTGCTCGCTCATGGCCGCGAGCTTACTCGGGGTCGGGGATCTCGAACGTGACCGCGATGTCGACCTTGCGTTCCAGGGCGTCGCGGAACGCCTCGGTCGCGGGGCCCTTCGTGACGGTCATGGTGATGGAGCCGGACGGCGTGTACTTCGCCCAGTCGGCGTTGGGCGACTCGTAGCCCCCGGAGGGGTTCGCCGAGGAGTGCGGCGCCTTGGCGACGTTGCGAGTGACGGCGTTGAGCGTGACCCGCTCGTGATCACTCGTGCCGAGCTCGATGGCGGTGACGTAGAACGATGCGGCGATGCGCTTGGGCATGAGGAGACCTTCCATGGTGGCTGATGCTGGAGGTCTGCGACCCAGGCACCCCGCCCGCGGCCGAACCGAGCTCAGACTACCGGAGCGTCCCGCGGGTCATCGAGCCACACGCCGAGCTCGCACGTGTAGTCCCACCGCCGCTTGCTGTCGATCCGGAGCCGGTCGGGGAACGACAGCGGCTCGAACCGGAGGAAGCCGGTCGCGCCGAGCGTCACGTTCGCGAGATCTGTGAGGTCGTAGAAGAGCCCCTGGATCACGTCATACGCCTCGGCCGGCGAGCCCGGGTTCGACCGCACGACGACCGTGAGGTTCGGCCGACCGTAGACCCGACTGAACGTCTCGTCCACCGGGCCGGGTCGGGCCACGAGGCCGACGACGAGATCCGGCGTCACGTCGTCGTCCTCGGGGGGACCGATGACCACCTGCCCGGCCGTCAGCGTGACACCGCCGTAGGTGCGCCCCACGAGGTGCGTCTGGAGATCTTCGTGCCACGTCATGCGAGGAGCTTTCCGATACGTCGGGCGATCGCGTCACCGATGCGCGGGACCGCGGCCTGCAGGGGGTCGGACAGAAAGTGGCTCTTCGTGCCGCTCTTCGTCCAGTTCTTCTCGGGCCCATTGTGGACGATCAGCGCGTAGTCGGACGCCGCGCCGCCGTACCCCATCGTGACCTTCACGAAGCCGCTCGAGAACTTCGGCTCCTTGATCTCGCCGGACGCCTTGAGGAAGCCATCCTTGACCGGCACCTGCTGTTGCGACGCGCGCATGACCAACTGCGCCTCCTCGGTCAGCGCCCGGCCGAGGGCCTTCACCGTGTCCTGCGAGCCGCGGCGCAGAAGCCGCTGGAGCGCGTCGAGCCCCTCGACCGTCCAGCCGCCGTCGGGTGCGCTACCCATGGTGGATCTCCGAGCCGTAGGGCTGGCTGTTGTCGAAGTAATCGGTCACCCGGATGATCTCCCCGAGCTCGACGCCATCCCACTCGAGCACGTCGCCCGGCTTGATGCCGTAGACGTCATCGGTGTAGACGGTGCCCTGCGCGATCCGCTTCGCACCGTTGTCGTCGGTCACCTCGTGCTCCTCCTGCACGTGGTAGCCGCCGACGTCGACCGGCGCCGCGAACGTCGGAGCCTGCCAGGCATCCCGGCCCGAGACCTGCTTCCACTGGAAGACGTGCGTCATCAACTCCAGGAGCGACGGGTCGACGGGCATCACCAGACTCCGTTCAGCGGCGCCGGCTGATCCCGATCACGCGCGGCGTACCTCTGCACGCCGGAGTCCATCATGCCGACCGTGAACTCGGGGGTCGACGTCCCGGTCCAGATGGCTCCGAGATCTCCGATGACCGGACCAGCGGGGCCACCGGCACGGAGACGCTCAGCGCGCTTGCGCCACGCGGCCTCCATGTCGGCGGCTTCCCGCTGGTTGGTCGAGAAGGGACCGACGCTCTTCGAGCCGCCCGCCGACGTGGACTGCGCCCAGTAGTCGGCGATCCGATCGGCGACGTAGCTGGCCGACAGCTTCACGTTCCCGTCGAGCTCGGCCAGGAGGTAGCCGATCGACTCGTCACTGACGCTGTAGAGCTTCTCCACCGTGTCGCCCGACCAGAAGCGCACCTCGTCCTTCGGCGACTGCGGCGGGTCCTCGTAGGTGAACGTCATGCGTCAGCCCTCCTCGGGTTACTTGGTGGACTTCGAGCCGCGGTGCTGGACCTTGCCCGGGGCGGGCGCCGGCTCGGTGTGCTCCTCGATCAGCGCCTCGGCGTCACCGGACACCTCGATCGGCGGGGCATCCGTGGTCGGCGTGGCCGGAACGTCCACGGGGGCGGGCTCAGCCGGGGCCTCCGCGACGATCTCCGGGGTGCCGGGGTCCTGGGAGGGGTCCGAGATCTCGACGTCTCCTGCGGGCTCCTGCGGCTCCACCGGATTGCCCTCCGCGTCGACCACCTGCTCGCCGATCACGAGCTCGCCGTTCTCGTACTCGACGTGCGCGGCGGGGATCTCCCGGAGCTCGTCGTTGCCGGTGCCGTCGAAGAACGGCTCACCGGCCGAGTCGACCCGGAGCGTGGCGCCGGGGCCATAGCCGGGGATCTCCTGGAGAAGCTCCGTGATCAGACCCACCGGGTCGCCGATGATGGTGCGTCCCGTCGGCGTCTGCCGGATCGAGGCGGCTCCTGTGCGTGCCATGATGTCTTCCTTTCGCTGGGGGTTGCAGGGTCGAGTATGCCCCGCACCACCGTCACCGTCACCAGGCGGCGCGCCGTCACCCAATGGCGAACGCCCCGCCCCCCAGCGAGGAGGGGACGGGGCGCTCTTGCTAAGCGGGATGCGGTCAGGCGACCACGTTCGTGAAGAACGCGCCGAGATCCGCGGCGACGATCTTCGGGTCCACGGCGATCTCGCCCTCGACGCGATCGGCCTTGAGGTGCTCCATGCGGAACTTGCTGACGCCGACGGTCTGGCCGAGGCCACCCGACACGCCCTTCCACG